TTAGGAACTTTTTAATTTTTCAATGGCTTTTTCATAAAATGAAGTAGCATTTTTCTGATTGTCTTTGGATAGGTGGCTATAAATATCCATGGTCATAGAAAGTTTTGCATGACCGAGCCGTGTTTGTATCTCTTTGTAAGGTAGTCCAGCATTGAGCAAGATACTAGCGTGAGTATGACGGAAAGCGTGGAATGTTAAACGAGGGCAGTCAGAAAGTTTTAAATGTTTCTCAAGTCTTGACCTAAGCGCCCTAGCATCTCTATATTCGTCAAAGGAATTAGAAAATACTTTTTCATAAGTCAAGCCTATTTCTCTACCAACTTGCGCTTGTCTATTTTTGTAAAGCCGCAGCATGAGCACCGTCTTATTATCCAAGTCAATTACCCTAATACTTGATTTAGTCTTAGGGGTAGTGACTTCTTTTTCACAGTTTAGAGTCTTATTTACGTCTAGTGTACCGTTTTGTAAGTCAATATCAGACCATTTGAGGGCTAAACACTCACGAATACGCAAACCAGTCGCTAAAAGCGTCTTATATAGCACCGTATCGTAGAAATTTTTGTAAGTGTTTGGCAGCTGCTCCAGGTAAGTCAAGAATTTTTTTAAGTTATCATCATCCAGATATTTGAGTTTTTGCCCTTCTTTTGCCTTACGCCGTGGGACGATAATATCACGGGCAGGATTAAAAGGGATAACTTGCAAGGATACGGCATATTTAAGTATTCGTTTATTTAGCGAGTTAAGTTGCGGATATTCTTGGTAACCTTTGCCTAGTTGATTGTACTCTTTTGCCCACTGGTTTACCTGGTGCTGAATAATTGGGGGCGTAAGTTTATCCAGCCTATAGTTTCCGAAAGCTGGAAGTAGATAGTTATTTAGTCTACTCTTGATTATTGTAAGTGTTGCCTTTTTGACTGTATGGCAGTACGTTTCCAGCCAATTCTCCACCAGTTCGGCGTAAGTCTTTATCTCAACTGCTTTATATACTGTAGAACCGTCTTTTTCAAAGTCTATTTGAGCCTGTAGCGCTTTGGCTTTGAGTTCTCTCTTGGTTCGCCCTGATATAGTCGTCTTGACTTTCTTACCTGTTACGGTATCGATACCAAGGTAGACGCTAGAGCGATAGACTGTAGAACCGTCTTTTTTGGTGTATTCTGTTATTTTCATGGTTTTACTCCTTTTTCCATCGGCAGGCAAGCAATTAGAAAAAGTTTTGAGTTTATACCATGCGAGGAGCTACGAGAAGCCCCTTATTTTTGATTTTAATTAGTCAGACGGTAAATAATACCAGAGTAGGAAACAAGGCGGATATGGGGCTTATATGGGATTTTTTAAAAGCCCATATATTGCAAGTAGTTCTATCTTAATGTGTCAGTGATATTATACCAATTATTCGGAAATCCAAGTGTATCCAATACAATGCCGGCTTCAATGGAGTGCGCTTTTTTATTTAGAACTTTGGTTCTTTTAATAATAGTGTTATGTAATTGAGCGTATTGTGTGGAAGCAAGTAGGCATTGCAAGGCAAGAAAAACATAATATACAGATTGTCTTGATGTATTGGCATTGTTATTGTAATAGTGGAAATAAGCTAGTTGTGGAAGATTCTCACGACATTTATAATTGAAAAGCTTATTATTATGAGCAGTGATATTTCTAATTTCTAGTATATTTTTAATAATACTTTCTAAAGCCTTTCCACTTAAAAGGTCTTTACTAGGTCTATTTTGGATGTATTCAATATTTTCTTGTAAGAATGGTGATAAATCTCTAGCTATTTGGTTTTTTATATCAGTGTTTAGATTTCTATAAAAGTTAAATGCTTGCCCTAATGTAAGTTCATTGATGATAACCCAGAAAGGAACAACGCCATGTTGTTTATAGTGGTGTTTTATAGAATTGTTTTGCTTATCCCTATTATAATCATTGAGTATTCTAGCTAATATACTGATTAAATTAGTAATTTGTGCTAGCCTTTTTGTATCTTTTTGTGTTTCAAAATTATTAATATCTAGATAAGCGTATGGTGTTGGATATGCTTCTGAAAAACAATATGCCAGTACGGATTTAAAGTGTTTTTCTGCATCTATAATTGCTTTTAAAAAAGCTGATTTAATTTCTTTATCGTAAAAGTGTGTTGCAGCTATTTCTCTAAAGTCTGCACCAGTTATAAATTTATCTTTTGATGTTTGAAAAAACTTACTATATCCGTTGACGACGTTGTAATAGTTGTTAGTTAGAAGGTATCTTTTACATTCTTCTATGTTATCTATTTCTAAACCTCTAGACTGGAGAAGTTTTATTTGTTCATCTAATGTTTGAAATGGTTTCATATATGTTCCTTATATACAAAAACACCACCTAGTAGAACTAGGCGGTGTTTCGCGTACTCTGTTCCCTTGGGAACAGAAACTCTTCTCATTGCCTAATAATACTGTAATTTTTAGTTTTTGTCAATCTTTTTGGTTTGTTTTTTAAAAATTTTTGAGTATCGAAAAATCTCAACGCTGGGAAAGTTCGCTTTTTTTCGTCCTAAAACTGTCCCTTCCGTGTTGTTTCGTAGTCTAGTGATTCTTTGAAGAGGTCAGCTAGTCCAGTTACGTCTTGGTTTGCGAGGAGTTCCATATAATGCGCCCTTGAGTCTTTTGAGACGATGATAGGAGCGTTTAGATACTTCATAGCTAGGTACATGAGTAAAAGGCGCCCTGTACGGCCGTTGCCGTCGCTAAATGGGTGAATCCCTTCAATCTGGATATGGGTATCTGCTAAAATCTCTAAGATTTCTTTTTCATTCTGAGCATGATTTAAGCGATAAGCGGTATTATCAGCCCACTGCGTCATCAGGTAGGGCGTTTCTGCTGGGCTAGCCGTTTGAAATTCCACCCCGATAATAGCATTTTGAACTTGCTTAAATTGTCCGCGATCATGTTGCAGTCTATCCACTAATAAGGCGTGAAAATCTTGAACGAGCCCCACAGTAAGGGCTTGATGGTTTGCCAATGAGTTCAAGAGATAAGAGAAGGCCTGTTTATGGTTTTCAATCTCATAAAACTCACGAATACTTTTGCCGTTGCGTGGCAAGGTGCTTTCTAAGATAATGCTGACGGTTTCGGGTAGGGAAATAGTGTTCCCTTCAATACCGCTAGAATGGTAGGCTATGCGTACCAGTATGTCGTCCAGGTAGTCTTGAGCGTAGTTCATGATTCTCCTTTCTATTCTTCAATTTCCTCCATTTTTGCACAATAGACCATGAAACGATGGTTGCTATTGGCGAATATAGGGGATTTTTTAATTTACGATGAGTTCTCCAATAGGGATAATATCTTTCTGTTTTGAAGATTTAGCGATTAGATCATATTGGTTAGCAGATTTTTCATACCCAAGGGAAAGAGTAGTATTGTCGTCTGGTAATTTTTTAGCAAACTCAGATATAGACATCCGAAATACGGTAATTGCATTTTGCTGATTAGTTGTAGCAGAATTTGAATTGATTGCGTCCATAGTCTCTTTTGCGCTATCTTTAGCCGTTCCAGTTAGCAAAATCATGATTGTATCATGCGGTTCGGATGAATCTGAATCGATTACGTTATTTTGAATTTTTACGCTTATTGCGCCAGTTGATTCAGGATCTAATTTTAATTTAATTTCAGAGATTAAATCATCATATTTACTGTTGTCTACTTTGGCTTTTGTATTTGTTGAAGTAGTGTTTTTTTGCTCAGTTTTTGGTTGCTCCGAGCTATCTTTGGTAGCTGATTGATTGTTAGAGCAAGCTACTAGAACGGTAGCAGAAAGTAAAATAGCTGATGTGCTTAGTAATTTTTTCATAAGTAGCCTCCTATATGCTGATGTTTTAAAAGATGGGGAATTTTTATAGAATTTTCTCAAAAACCATTGTGGCTTGGATACGGTCACCACCGCCTAGTCCTTTGCTTCCACCATTGGCGGTTGTGATTGTATGCAGGCGATAACCTTTTGAAGCTTGTTTATTGATAACATCTTCTAATTCTGTAAGGTTTCCTGATCCAGTACCGAAAAATTTTTCTTTCAAAGTTACCTGAAGGACAACGTAGTGTAGTCCATTTACTCCAGATGCAGTAGAAAAGCTTCCTTCTTGTTTTACAGTGTCAAAAAATCCCATGAGAGTTACTCCTTTTATTATGTTAGTAATTGATAAAAATTAGTCAATGATTTTTTTGTATTGTTCGAATTGTTCTTCTATTGCATCTTCCTTGTAAAATATATTAGATATTTTAATTAATCCTTCAGTTGGCATATAATTTAACTTTACAGAGTACATAGATTTAAGCTTTTCTACATCTGTTTCTGTGTACCTGTAATCGGAATTCAGTTCAGATAAATCTTGTAATTGATAAAAAATCATTTCTATTTGTTTATCAGATAAAACGATATCACTTAGTGTAATAAAGTCTAAAAATCTAATAAATGCTTCTTTGTTCATCCTCTCCATAACATTGTTATGGAAATTGATTTCATCTTCCGTAACATCATCAATATTGAATCCTAACAGATATCCAACACTGACTCCGAATATATCCGCTAGTTGCTGGGCTTTTTCTGGTTTTATCTGGTTTTCTCCGTTTTCCCAACTTTGTAATGTTCTTAGAGGTATACCATTATCTTTAGCAAAAGCTACTTGCGTGATTTTATCTCGTTTTCTCAATTCCTTTAATCTATTCATTTATATCAACACCTTTCAAAGATTATTATATCACGTTTTCAAAATCCAAACGCAAAAAAATCGCATCTTTAAAAAAAAAATGATTGACAGCGCAAAAAATAAGCGGTATAATTCAAAATGTAACGCATATATCTTGCGTTATAATTCAACACTTTTTAAATTATTCAACTGATATTTTCCAATAAAGGAGGTTTAGTACTATGAAAAATAACATGAGATTATTATTAGCCAAGCAACGTAAGAAAACTGCTGATGTTGCAGAGGCTACAGGAATTTCAAAAAGCACTTTAACGGCTTTGTACTATGAACGTGCAAAGAATCCAAGTCTTGATACGTTAAAAAAAGTATCTAGTTACTTGGGCGTTACGCTGGATGAATTTCTAGATACGAAAGAATAGAAAGGAGCGAACCAATCGTAATACTACTCTACATTTATAGATTTCTCATGTGGTGCTTTACTACTGGGGATTGATAAACGGATCTAGCTAAATATTCGCTTGCTTGCTACCTATAGCAGTATCAAGGGTTTGTAGGGGTTCATATTCTCCGATTTTACCCTACTTTAATGCTTTACCTTGGTACTGTTTTAGGTGGCAAGCACGAGCAACAAGAAGAAAGGAGCGAACCAATGGAATTGGTTTATATGGACGGCAAGAAAGAGCCGTATACACTGAGCAGTATCGTTGCCGACTGCGCTGAAATTAAGCACAGACATTTGAAGATTTTGCTGAACAAGCACCGAGAGGACTTTGAAAGCTTCGGAAAGGTGCAATTTAAAATTTCACCTTCAAAGAGTGGGCAAAATGTACGGGACTATATTTTGAATGAGCAACAAGCAACCTTGATGATCACTTACTTACGAAATACAGAACCCGTAAAAGAGTTTAAGAAGAACCTGGTTAAAGCCTTTTTTGAAATGCGTGATGAACTTTCTAAACGCTATCTTCAAAGAGAACTGGAAAAGCCAAAGCGCAAGACCTTAACCGAAGCTATCAAATCATGGGAGAAAGCGCCCAAGCATGCCTATAGTACACTTACAAACCTACTGCTAAAGGGAGCGACTGGGAAAAACAAAGCCCAACTCATGCAAGAGCGAGAAAGTGAAAACGGTATTGACAGTTTAACAAGCGCGGAACTGACAAACTACCAACGTTTGGAAGATATGGCAATAGCTATGATTAACTTGAATAGGGAATATTCAGAAATTAAGGAATTAATTTTTAAAGCATAGGAATATAGAAAATGGAAAATGAATTTAAGACAGTTACAAATGCCAAGGGTTTAGAAATTCCCAAGTATCCCAAGGATTTTAAAAAGCTAGTTGAGAAAGACAGACAACTAGCCGAATATCTTTGTATGAACTACGAGAACTTGGACAATGAAGACCTAGGCGCATTTCTTGAAACAGTGGAGCAGGGATTCAGCTGGATTCTGGATCTTATCGAAAGTAAAGATTTGCTTTATAAACCAAAGTCAGGTAGTAATCATGCAAAAAGAAAATAAAAAAATCACTTGCTCAAATTTTGACCGAGGAGAGCAAGCGACAAGATTAAGGATATAGAAATTTTTTCTATGCTCCGATTATATCAGAAAACAGCTATTTTATCAAATACATAAAGAAAAACCGAAGAGCAGGCAAGCAATTAGAAAAGGTTTTGAAATCAAGTGCTGACAGGGTGATTCTAAGGCCTTGTTTAGCTGAAAGATGGGTAATTACTCACGAAACACCGCTACAAGCGTTCGCCAACTTGGGGCAACTGCCCAGCGTTTGGAGTGGTGGAGCATACCATATAGAAAACAGGCAAGAAAAAGGACAAGGAAAGGCTAATGGAGAAAAATATGACTCTAGACCTAGATAACATGACACGATCAGAATTTGATAAGCTAACGACTAAAATCAAGGATAGAAATCCGAACCTCTTTCAGTTCATCATTGACTTTTTAGATGATAAAGTAAGCACCGAAGAGGTGTATGATTTTCTGAAGATGGAGCGAAGCTATCAAGTAAATTATATCAAGAATTACAAAGCGAGGGCATAGCATGAATGAACTAGATTTAAGCAATACACAGGCGCTTATTTTTACCGTGATTTTGATTGGCTTTCTAATTTACCTAAACCATCGAGACCGCAAAAAGAGCGCCCAACTGGAGCGAGAAAACAGGAAACTAGGAGAAAGACCTAGTGAGAGTTTAAGCCCTGACTATGGGCGGTATATCCAACTTGCAGGTATTAATAAACAAGGAGATATCAAATGAATTATAGAATATATTTACATACTAAAGAGCAACTAGAGGAGCACGGATTAACAAGAGAGGCTTTTATAGTTAAGCGTATAAACAACATAAAAAATCTATCACTAATTTTAGGAGCATTAAATAATCATCTTTCGGATGAAGACTTAAGATATATTTCGAAAACTATTGAGACGATTTTAAATGATCAGGAAGATATTTTATATGGCACAATGAGTAACCATATAACCTTCGCCTATAAACCAGCCTAGAAAACGAGGAATAGAATGAATTTTATACTGAAAGGGGTGAAAGGATATGTTTAGTTTGAGTAAAGAAAGCGAACAAGATTTAACAAATAGAATAAGCACAGTAGTAGAAAACTATCTAGCAGTCCGAGAAAGACCAAAACCACGACTAACTGGTTTAATGTCAGCACAGGAAGCCATGGACGAGTTAGATATAAAATACAAAACCTTGCAGAAGTGGGAAAGCGCAGGACTAAGACGGTATCAACCACCACTAGAAGATACTAGAAAGGTTTACTACAAAGTTACGGACATTTTGAAGTTCCTGGGGGTAGATGATGGCAAAGACTAAAATATATTTTTGGTTAAAAGTTGATAAGAAGTTTTTTGATAATCTTTTTATTAAGCGACTTAAAAATATGCCTGGTGGCTACACTATGACAGTGATTTATATCCGTCTTATGTTGGAAAGTTTAGAAGATGATTGTATTTTGTACTATGAAGGATATTTTGATAGTTTGGTACAGGAATTAGCTTTAAAACTGGATGTTTCTGAAGATGATATAAATATGACGGTTGCATATTTTACAAGATGTGGACTGATTCAGATTGATGATGATGGTCATGCTACATTATCGCAAGCAAAAGCCATGGTTGAGAGTGAGACAAACTGGTCTAAATATAAACGTGAACAGCGAAAACAAGCCCCAAATGTGGCAAGATTGGAAAATGTCCAAAATAGTTGGACAAATTCCAACTCATGTCCAACAGAGATAGAGAAAGAGAATAGAGTTAATAGTAAGAGTAATAATTTATATTTAGATAATATATTGTCGGGAAATCCCGACTTCACTTTTCCTACTTGGCTTGAAGAAACAGGTATAAAAGATTTAGAGAAAACAAAATATAAAGAACTTTGGATTCCTATTGTTTATCTGAATCAAGTAGCTAATAAGAGGTATAAGTTTGTTGATAAGACAAAAAGGCTTTTACTAGCACGATTCAAAGAAGGCTATACACTTGAAGATTTTAAACAGGTGATAGATATTAAAACGGCAGAATGGAAGGATAGTCCTGAATTTTCTAAATATCTGAGACCTGAAACACTTTTCGGATCTAAGTTTGACGGTTATTTGAATCAAAAGCCTAAAACCATAAAAGGGAAGTCTGAAGATAACTTCCCAGATCTACCATTTTAGGAGTTGCAAAGATGAAGGAACAATTTAAAGAGTTCAATAACAAAAAAATATCGGATAAAGTTTGCGATATTCACCAGGTAAATTACTGGGAAATTTCTATACCTGTAGTAGGGAGTTCAGAAAGAAAAATACAACCATTTTGCCCGGAATGTGTGAAGGGAGACATTAAACAAAAAGAGCAAGACCTATTACAGAGGTTTGATGATAGACAAACATATTTCAAAACTTATGATGTCTTAATGCGTGATAGTACGATTCCTAACGAGTTGAAGGGGGCAACGTTTGATAATTTCTTTGTGAAGACGACAGAGGAAGGTCAGATGTTAGAGTTTGTAAAGGGGCAAGCTCAGAAATACCTTGCAGGTATGACGGGAAATACTTTAATCAGCGGTAGCACAGGAATAGGAAAAAGTCATTTATCGCTTGCCCTGGCCAAAGAAATCAATGAGAGTTTCAGAGAGAAGAACGATCCTAAGAGTGTCTTATTTGTCAGCTTAACCGAGATTATCAAGCAGATAAAAGAAGGTTGGGCTTATGGAAGAAATGCAAACTTAACAGAGTATGAGGCAGTTAAAAAGCTAGTTGATGTAGATTTTCTAATCATCGATGACCTAGGGGCAAAAAATGGGACGGTAACTCCTAAGAGTGACTGGGAACAGGATTTCTTGTTTGATATTATCAACAATCGAGAAACTACGATTTTCAACACGAACCTAGATAGTAGCGAACTGCGGACGGTATACAATGCTAGAAACTCAAGTAGAATTTTGAAAGGTTTAGAAGGGAACACTTTCAAGGCTTTTACAATCAAAGATAAGCGATATACGATTAACACAGTGAGAGGAGAGAAAGGTTAATAGATATGGATGAAATGAAATTTTCAACAGAAAAAGGCTTTATTGTCTACGAAAAATGTGGTATAATAGAGATAGAAAAAATTCCAAGATTTGGAGAAATAACTTTGGTCTACTCAGATGGGAAATTTACTCATCTAGTCAAAAAAGAAACTAAAAAATAAGTCTATTGAGAACAACTCAGGGACATACCGTAAGCATTTAGTGCTAGTGGTATGTCCCTTTTTGTTTGAATAGAAAGGGGGTGAGTATTATGTCAGGAGATACTTCTTTAGGGTATGTAGTAGCCAATAAGTTTTCTATGGATCCAGATAAAAGACAGAAAATCTTTTCTCAGTGTAAAAAAGAAGGTGATAGCTTAGAACAACGGAAACAAGAAATACTAGAGAAATATGCTAACAAACAAGACAAACCAAAATCTAGAAAAAATGATTCTAAAGGCTCGGAGAGTCATAAAAGAAAAGCTAAGAACTAAGAACTTTAGAAAAAATTATAAACAACGAGGAGCAATAAAGAGATAAAGGAGGATAAAATGAGTTTAACGAGTGATTTAGCAAATGAAATTGCTAAAACTTTGGAAGCTTATTCTGAAGAAGTTGAAGAACAGATAGATTTAATTGCTGAAGAGGTTACAAATGAAGCAGTGAATGAATTGAAACAAACAAGTCCTAAAAGATATGGGAAATATGCGAAAAATTGGCGCTTTAAGAAAAATTCTAAAGGTTCTTTTGTAATCTATAATGCAGATCCAACATATAGATTAACTCATTTATTAGAACATGGACATGTATTAAGAAATGGGGGACGCAGCAAAGCAATTCCTCACATAAAACCAGTAGAGGAAAAAATAAAAGAGAAATTTGAACAAAAAATAAAAAAATAGGCAGATAATCTAAAAAATAAGATAAAGGAGTATAAAATGGCTAAAAAATTTAGTTTGGTAGAAAAGTATGTAAGAAGTAGAGGAATGAGTAGTGATGATGGAAAATCAAAAACAGATTTAATATTATCACAAGATATAACAAGTATCTATGACGTTCCTGAAGAAGGGAAAGAATTAGTGGATCTTGTTAATGTGATTGAGCATACGGGTACTGGTGGAACATATGAAACTGTAGGTTTTTACGATGAACATCTATCAGAACTTGAATCAGAAGATTTTAGAGATAGTAAAAGTGTAGAACTTAGAAAAAAACAGATTAAAACCAAGTTTGAACATAAGACATTTTCAGGACGTATTCCCTTATCGTCTGAACAAGTTGATGATGGAGAATATAATATATCAGACTTCTTAAGTAACAAAATTACCCGTCTTTGTCGTAAAACTCGTAATATTGAAATTGGAAAAATTCTAAAAGAAGCACCTGAAAAAAATGTTTCTAATTTTGACGAATTGAAAGATACAATAAACGATTTAAATCCTGAACGGCATAATACTATTGTATTAAGTCAGTCACTATTTAAGTTTTTAGATAAAGAGAAATCTAGTGATGGAAATTATATTTTAAAAATTAACAAGAAGGAACGATTCTCAGAAAACTTATACGTTGATGATGTTATTGTTGTATCTGATGAAGTACTAGGAGTAAAAGGCGATAAAGTTGCTTTCGTTGGGGATTTGTACAATTTCGCCACTTTATTTGAAAGAAATAAAAATAGCTTACGTTGGGTAAGTGAATCCGTTATTTATGGAATGAGTTTAATGCTTTATACTCGTTTCGTTGTGAAGAAAATTGAAACGGATTGCGCTTTCTTTATAAAATGGAATTAGGAGATAGGGGATGGATATTAGAGAAGTATTATCAATATTAGAAAATCTTGATGATAAAAAAGATAAGATTGCAAAAGCAAGAACAAAGTTGGAAGAAAAAAGAAAAACAATTACTGGAGAGAAGAAGGTTTCGTTTGATAATATTGATTCTTTTTTTGAGAATAATGCTACTTCCTTAGAACAAATTACTAAAATGAGTGAATCAATCGATCTTTTAGAGAAAGAGTATGATACTTATTTCTGGGAGGCAAAGGCAGCGATATTTGAATATATCTTTAAAGAGACTAAGCGAAGAGCTGAAGAAAAGAAAATATATAAACGTTACCAGAAGAAACTTAGAATAATTTTAGATGCCTACGATGAAATTCAATCACTAAAGAAAGATGTAGAAGAAATACATAAAGGAGTAGTTAGAGAAATAACTCAGAAACATTCTCTTGCAGTATATCGGACAGAAGTAAATCCAACAAGTATCCTTCCGTTCTTAAATCCTGATATCAGCGGGCATATGAATTTTTCTAAGGAATATCATGAGATTAAAGAATATCTAGGTAAAGAGTAATTCATCAGAAACAAGGCTGATTTGAATATCAAGAAATTGATAGCTATATCAAAAATGGCCTTGTTTTTAATTTCAGTAAATTAGTTTCACAAAATGAAGAAAGCATAAACTGAAAAGAAGTAATAGCTTGAAAGTAAGGTATATCAGGGGTTTACAGAATGGAGTGAGTTTCACAGAATGTAAGATATGAGAAACTGAGGGGATAAATTAAAGAAATTTCCCTTGAACTTGTCATACTGAAGAGTTGTCAAACTTAAAACAATGATACCTGGTAAGTGGAGTGTTGGAAGGCTTTTAGCGCTTTTTGTCAGTTTGACAGAATTTACAATTTGACAAATTGAAAGATAAAAAAATTTTTAAATTTAAGTGGAGGTACTTGCCTATGTACGAGTTGAGTAACAGAGACCTGGACGGGATAGATATTGAGTTAGGACGATATAGAACGCTTGCTAATAAAATTTATTTGAGAAGACAGGAACTGATACATAATAAGAAACATAGCACTGAAGATTATACTGGTGGGAAAGGCAAGACAGTATCTAGTCCTACTGAAGCGACAATCATTAGAATTGAAGAAGACCAAACACTAAGATATTTAGAAGGTTTCAAACTAGTTGTAGATACCTTGATGGAAAACTTAATTGAAAGTGATCTAGTAATTTTTAAAATGAGATATTTAGAAGCTGGTGCGACTTGGGAAGACGTGGCAGAGAAACTAAATAAAACTACTCGTTATATAAATAGCCGTAGAAAGGTAATCGCTAAAAGATTTGTGGAATTGAAAGGATATTGACTCCCCCACCTTTTAAAAAATCTTTCTGGCCAGTAGGGTACCGGTGAAGGGAGCTTTTTCCAAGTCGGAGACCTCCAGACAAAAAGGGGGTAAAAAGTTGATATTTTAAAAAATAGAAGGAGTTTTTAGAAAATGGATTTAGCAGCACAATTAGCAAATATTTTAGCAGAATAGTGCGAAGAGGTTAATGAAGAAGTTGATAAAATTGCGGAGCAAGTCGCTAAAGAAACAGTTAAAGAATTAAGGGAAACTAGCCCTAAAAGAACAGGTAAATATTCAAAAGGATGGCGTAAGAAAAGGGTGAGAAATGGAGTTTGGGTCGTATATAGTTTTAAATACGGCTCTCTTACTCATTTACTTGAATTTGGACATATTAAACGAAATGGGGGGAGGACTAAGGCGTACCCTCATTTAAGACCTGCAGAACTGAATGCGATTCAAAAATTTACAGAAAGGATTAAGAACATTTCAAAGTAAACTATAATTGAATAGTATTAAGTAGACTAATTAAGTGAGCAAACCAACACATCGTTATTTAAGTCCTTAGATTTATTTCTGAGGGCTTTTTATCCTTGCTTCTCATATTGCTATTTGACAAAATAAAAGTAAGAACGGTTTTCGCTCTATCCTCTATGCTTTTATCTTTTTCTTTTGCAGGATTCTGGTTATATGTAAGTTTGAGAGGATATGCTATAATATTACCAGGTATTAAAAAAGCACGTTTGACCGTGCTAGTTTCTTGCCTGCTGAACTCGTCATTTATTGCCCTTTTGTGGGGCTTTTTTTTGTGGACTTTTTGAGAATTTTTAAGAACTTTTAATGATTTCTAATCAAATGAGATTTTTCAAAAAGTCAGTAATATCAAGGGTTTAGGCGCTATATTGAGGTGTGAAATGATGCCTAAGTCAAATTATAGAGAAATGCGCTTTATTTCAAGTCTAGGGGGTAAATTGCTTGCTACAAGGATATTATTTACAGTGACAATCGCTAATAGTCAATGAAAATCAAAGTGCAAACCAGGAAGCTAGCTGCAGGTTGCTCAAAGCACCACTTTGAGGTTGGAGATAAAGCTGACGTGGCTTGAAGAGATTTTCGAAGAGTATAAAATGAAAAAGGGTGGCGGGGATAAATTATCCCTTGTCGCCACCACTTGTAAGTCCTGAAACAAAGTTCTTTTGTAGGAAGAAGAAGAGAATACAGATTGGAAGGGCGATGAGGATAGCACCTGCTGAGAAGTAGGCAATCTTCAAGTTTTTCGCATTGTTAACGAAGGTTTGGAGACCTACGGCAACAGTAAAGTATTCTTTCTCACGAAGCAAGAAACTAGAGAGGATGTAGTCCCCGAAAGGTCCCATGAAGGCCCAGAGAGCTTGTACGGCAACCATTGGGCGAACAAGTGGTAGAACAATTTGCCAGAAGCGGCGGAAGTGTCCTGCACCGTCTAGTTTTGCAGATTCGTCTAAAGACATTGGCACTGTATCGAAGTAGCCTTTCATGAGCCAAGCATTCATCGGGATACCACCACCAACGTAGAGGAAGATGAGGAACCAGTTGTGGTTAAGGGCGTTCAACATAAGCGCCATAACGAAGAAGGCTGTCAAAGCGGCCATAGTTGGCACCATTTGGATGATCAAGAAGAAGACCAAACTTTGTTTACGAGCCAAGAAGTTGTAACGGCTGTAAGCATAACCAGCAAGTACGATGATACTTGTTTGAACAGCCATGGTAATTAAGGCGATAATCAAAGTGTTGAGGTACCAAGTACCGTACAAGGTTTCAGTGAAGAGGCCTTTAAAGTTATCAAAATTGAGGTCGATATTAGTATCTAGTTTAAAGGCTGAGACGTTACCTGCTTTAAAGGCTGACATGATGGTAATCAACAGTGGATAGATAATTACAATTGATAGACCAATCAGGTAAAGGTAAGTAAGGCTTTGAGTCAGTCTACGTTTGAGTTTAATTGAGTTATTCAT